AAATATAATAACTCCATAATTGGCATTGGCTAATGATGGAGAAAATGTTATTTGTGAATAACCATTAGAAACATAAGCAACTGAAGCGATTACTCCGGATACTGAATATTGCGTAAATCCACTGCGGGTTTTATAAACTGCAGTACCTTTTACGAAAGAACTTACATAATCTTTTATATCTTCAATCCTTGGTATACTAGCTTGAGGTGAAACTGCGCTAGAAAAACTAGCGCCTCTACTCCAAATCGGATTTAAAAGTATCCAACATCCTATCGCTGCCAAATAATGAATTCTATAATGATAATTTTCAACAATTTCAGAAGCGGCTAAAGCGACATTTCCATCATTATTTATAATAACTACTTGTTTGTAAGTTCCATTTAAACCTACAAATACAGCTCCATTGCTAGCTCCTCCAGTTATGGTAGGAACGTAAAAATATAATTCCAAATTATCTATAATTGTTAATGAAGGATCAACAATATTATAATTGTTTACCGAAGTTTCTGTTGAACCTCTAATTATATATGCATTATTTTGTATACCAGTCTGTAAGGCATAACGAGCGTCTGCAAATGCCTGAGTTATATATCCAGAAAGTGCTGTAATAAAAGGAGCTCCAGGATATACAGTTATATTTCCGGAAATTATTTGAGTCTCCCCATAATTAACTGTTATTACCCATGCTCCAACAAAACCCGCATCGGGAGAAGGCGTAATTTGTGTCCCAACTGGAGCCTCAGTACCCGCTTTTATTTGCACAAGTGCTGTATCTTGTCGTAAAGTATTTACATTATCAGTGTATGGAGTATACGGAGGCGCGGAATTCACAAAAGTTCTTGGCGTTGGATTTACATCCACTTCTTCAAACGCCACTTCTATTAAATAATTAATGGCATTACCGCTACCACTAGGCGCTGGAGTTGCAAAAGAAGTCGGTGTTAATATGATTCCTTGTTTTAAAATCTGTGTAGAATCCGGAGGCAGCACCCCCCATGAATTAACATCAACATTTACATAGGCGTATACTTCTCCATTAGCTGCAGATACATTGAGACCTGTAAGAGGCGTACAGGCAAAATTATTAATTACAGTCGATTTTCCCCAAAGAGTTTCCGCTATTTTGGCCAAGGCTATATAAACAGATTTGGCAGGAATTAGCACGTCCTGTCCGGATACCGCGGATTCTCCAGGAAATATTATTACTCTATCCATCTCACCACCCTCTATATTTGTTCAAATTTAACCCAACACACTGTCCCAAAAACCTTAAATAAATTTATTACTCTCAAGATAAGCTCTTCTGTCAAACTAATCTGAGCGTTATCTGCATAACAAAAAGTATACTGACCTCTAACTAAATCATACGCTCCTAAAGAAGAATCCCAAGGGGCATAAGCTGTAGCAACTTCTGTATTACCTGACATATATACCGTTATAAAACACTGGTATGCCAAACTTCCATCTCCACCGCCCCACATTTCACCGTTATCCCAATAAGAAACATCCCATGCGAAAGTGCCTTCCGGAAAAGAAGATTCTATAATTAACGGCTTATAGCCCGTTATGAATTCTATAACGCTTTCCATAGCAGGTCTAGTCGCTTTTTCTCGCAACAAACAACTTAAAATTATAAGTCTAAACGAATCATCATCCTCGTTTGTCTGTCTTACTATTGCGTTACCAAAAAAGTCCTTTGCGATTAAATCTAAAACACTTCCTGTAGCAGTTTTTATCCTCAATTGCGGGTTTACAAATTGCTCCAATGTGTATATCCATTGCAAAATATTAGCTGCGCCTTCAAGAGTCGTATCAAGCACCAAAGGATTGTCGCCAAACCAACTGGGTGGTAGATACGAACGTAATCTATTCTCAATATTTTCAACAGATATATCTGGTAAATTCATTATGGATTATCCGCTAGTATCGTTACTGTTTCAGCGATTATTTTTTCCTTACTCGTTATCGCTAAATCGCTCGTACCTCCATTTAAAGATACATTATGCACATTTACAATGACATCTGGTGCAACCGAATAACAAATGTACTCTATTTTACTATAATAAAAAGTCTCCCCTATCTGCAAAGAGGCAATATACTCCTTCAATGCATTTGTCACGGACAGTATTAAAGAATCCGTATCAGTTCCTAAAGGAACTGAAATCGTAGCAGTAACTGTTGCATCGACAATAACTGGCCTATAAACTTCAAAAAATATAGTTAATCCCCTTGTCGCATTCAATACATTATACGCCACTGTCATCAAAGAATCCGGAGGGTCCCCAGATCCATCGTCAATAACCGCATAAAAATACCCTAATCGCGCCGTATCTGTATGATAATCAATGTTTTCCACTACATTGTACTCTATATTCTCCTGCAACCCTGCTAAAGCAGCTTCTATTGCTGTAATAGTAGCTTTAGATAACCCATTGATATAAAGAACAAATCTAGCTTTAACCTCATCGTCTGTCTCTTCATTAGAACCATTATCAAATGGAACCGCGTTTGTTACCGTATCAATGTATATAATTGGATTGACAATCGTATCTATCGATCCAGAAGCCACATTTCCTGAAGATCCGATTGTATTGCATTGAACCAGTACATTTATAGTAGATATTCCAGAGGGTATTACATAGGAAGATAGAGAAGGAACATAATACGGATTGGAACTATCCGCAATTGCAAAAAAAACTAATCCTGTCGTCGAAGATTTAAACTGCTGTCCTAAAAGTACAACCGCTTGATTTGTACTAGAAAATCTAGATACCACAACATTTCCTGTAGAATAAACAGCCGGTAATCGCGTTAAATTGTAATCAGCAATAAATGAATCTACGTCAGGACTGTAACTTGCTCCCGGTGCCCCACAAGTAGATAATCGAGAAATGGCTAATAACTTCACTATCTGCCCTTGTAACCATAGAGTTACTCCAGCCACGCTCTCGACTTCTGCCAATGTTACAGAACCGGGTGTAAGATTTATTATTTTTTGTAAATTCACTTTTGCTGCCGCCTGTATCGCGGTAGTCATTTGATTGACTATTTCATCAAAAGTTTTAGTCTGCAATTCCTGAACACCCATACATTCACCTAATCACGATTGTAATGTAAAATTCAACGTAGAAAGTTGATTCTGAGCTATATTAAAATAAACAATTGTACATTCTAATTGTCCAATATCTTGTGATAATGTTACAGTCGGTATTGGTATTTTAGCAACCGAATCTTCTAAATACATTTGTGAAATTATTAATTGGTTTATTTGTTGCACAACTTCATTAGACAACGCTGCTCCAACAAATCTTCCAAGACCTGCTCCATAGCCCTGATGCCATAAATATTCACCAGGGTTAGTCAATAAGCGTCGTAACACACGCTGATTGGTCTCATCTAAACCGTCGGCCATTTTTATATCATTGTAAATGTCTAAATTTATGTCACTACTCCATTCATGTGCTATATCCACATATCACCTCAATTCACATCTACATTTACACTTAAATCTCCATCGGTCATTTGTTGCGTTGGAGGATCTCCAATTCCCGGATGCGTATGGTTATTAAATAAATCTTTAAACGTATCAATAACTACTTTTCTAAATGTACCATCTTTGTTTCCAATAGAAACATTAGAAGTCGAATACACATTAATAATACCATTTTGATCAATTAAAACATCTCCAGAATTTACAGAAATTGAAGGTTTACTGGTCCCCCAAAACAAAGTAACAATTCCTCCATTTATATCACCATCCGAAAATAATACTTGACAAATATCTCCTATATTAGGACCAATAAAAACCCCGGTAGATAAAGAAGCTATTTTCAACCAACCTGTAACCACATCCTCTGGAGCGCCCGAAAGTTTAACTCTAACCAAATAATTATCTGGATCGTAATTAAAAACAGTTCCGCATTTTATAAATATCCTACTACCAAGGACATTTTCAGCGTGCTGCTTCATTAAATTTATTAATTTTTCAGACATAATTTTTATACTATATTTACTTCACTTTCAGTTGAATGATTTTTAGCTTCAATATTCATACTACATTCTCCAGTAAATTCTAAATATCTTTCTATCTTAGATATAAAATAAATTTGATCTAACTTTGTCCCTGTTCCGGATATTTGTATCGGATAGATAATATCCAAAGTTGAGTCCAAAAATAAATCAGTATGAAACACAATTTCCCTTTCAGTTATTTGCTGTAAGTAAGATTGTGCTAATTGTAGCGCTTGCTCTGGAGTTAAATTAGGTTTCGTGTATACATAATTTTGCACATTTTCATGATCCGATTCTGAACGACTTTTCGTTGCTTTTCTTTTTACGGTGTTTCCCGTACTACTATTAAAGCTAACAACCTCAACACTAACGTCTCTGGCAATGGAAAGACATCGAGAAAATTTTGGATTTATAGCATTAACTCGAATAGTTTTATTAACAGCATCGATAATAAAAGTTATTCCATAAAAATCGTCGCCTTTAACAGGTTTAGGTTGAAAATGCAATTCTTTACCGCGGACAAATAATAAAAAATCTTCCTGTTTGGCAAGAAACGTTAATATATCCCATTCTGTTCTCTGTACACCAGTAGCGACATATTCATTATTTAAAAAAACTCCAACTGGAGTAGCAGTTTCAGTAACTACAGGAATTAAATTATGTTCTAAGGCAAATTGTTCGACTATCTCAGAACTAGTATTGTTGGGGTACCTCTCTGTAGTTTTAGTATCAATTAATAAAGAAGAATAATCTCGTCCACTAACAGAAATACTATTTGACACATATTCAAAATCAATATTATCAACTCGTCCATAAAAAATAGGAGTATATGTAAGACCGCCATCCAAACTTAAATCAATCTCAACATCTATAAGCATCTCATCCGTAAACTTATTTACATCCCATTCCGGAGAATTTCCATACATCGGAAGTGTAACTTTAAACGTATCCGCATTATAGTAATTGCAATTTTCTACTGTAAGATTACTCCATACTACTTTGCTTTTATTAAAAATAACATTTGCGCGAGGCTTGGTAAAATTGGATGTAGCTGCGGGATCATTAATCATCATGAGGCAAATTCTCCTTGTCTATCAATTCCATCCCATGTTGGAATAATTAAATTCTGAATTCCTATAAGTTCCGGATCAATCAATCCATTAGCATCCGCTATTACTGTCCACTGTAAAGGATCCCCATAAAATTGTGCTGCTACAGCATATAAATTTCCTGTTGATACTGTAACTGTTTGAGCCGTAGTATTTCCATTTAATTGCTCAGTTAATATTTGCATTTTATTTAAAAGCGCCTGCATATTATAATAATTTGCAAGTAATAATATATTATCAGCCTCTACGTTAAAATCTGTCATATATTAATCCCCGCAATCGAATTATTTACAATAGTTTGGCATGAAGCAATTTGCGCTAAAAGTTGTTGTTGTATCCGACTTGATACAGATGTATTTGGAAGCAATGAACCAATATCATTTTCTAATATGGCAAAAGCTTCCCATAAGGGAGGATTGTTAACTAATGTCTTTAAATCGTAAAATTCAGTTATTAAATCCCACATTAAACCACTGTAATCAGAAGGCAATAAAGGAACATTAGGATTTGATAATTCTTCTACAATTAACAAAGTAATTGTGTATGGAATTTGATATCTTTTTTGCAGTGTAGTTTTAAAACTTTTTATAACTACGGTATAAATCTTATCAAATATGGTAAACGTTAATGGATCTCCATTAATGCGTAACATATCTATGTATTCAGCTCTACTATAAGCAGTTAACCCAAAAAACAAACCGCTAAAAGTTATATCATCGTCGTTTCTTCCTAAAGATTTAACTGAACGTACTCCGCCCAATGCAATATGCACAGATAGCTGCTGTTCACCACTAAGTATGTTTATTTCCTCTGGAATTTCGTGGCCAGTGAACTCAAAATCACCTAACATTATTTTTGTATCGGCCATATCACTGTCCTCCAGATGTAAGCGTTCCAGCATTTAAAGTACTTACAGATGCATTTGCTTGTGACGACGTAGCCCATCCATGTCGTTCCAATTTTGTAGATTGAATATCTCCTAAAACGTCACCAACTTTGTATGCATTTAAAAATACATGTCCTGTCACTTTTCTAGCTTCTTGATATTTTTTATAAGAATCCATCGCGCTAGAAATGGGGCTTGATGAAGACGCATTTAATAAAGCACCATTCGCTGTAGAAAGTTGAGATGTAATTCCTGGTAAAGTACCCGGTAATATTCCGGCGAACATGGAAAAAAAGGAATGAATACGATCTAAAAAATTAGAATTTCCTCTAAGGAAATCATTTAATACTGTTAATCCCGCAGTCAATCCTTGTAATACTGGTTGAATTCTAATCAAAGCCGGAGCCCCCACAGCCGCTCCTAAATTAACAAGTTGTGTCTTAAAACTGGACCATGTAATATCAAAACTAGTTCTCGCTTGTTCCCCCATCTGCTCTAAAGTTTTATTTTTTAGTCGTTCAAACATGCTTACATCTTTTAGAACAAGTTCTCTTTTTACAATAGCTTGCATGAACGCTTGTTGTAAAATCTGTTGATTAGGAAACATCTTTGCAATATCTATTCCTATCTTCGCGCGTACTTTCTCATCCGTGAAATCAGTACCATATTTCTTTTCTATAATCGGCGATAGATATTTCCATGTCCATTCTATAAAATTTGATGCTAATAACTCTGGATCCTTTATTCCTTTCTGATTCCATAATCCAAATTGAGATAAGGCTACTTTCAACTGTTTATTAACGCCTCCAGCCTTCAACCCTCCTATAGCTCCATACAGTCTTGCCATAGACTGCAGCATTGATCCAACGCCCTGCCTACCACCACCTCCGCCCTGAGATGTGATCCATTCTTGCATAAATGTAGGAAATTCCTGATACAAAAACTTATCGCTTACCGCAAGTCCCGATCCTCGCGCGAATTTTAATGTAGCTTGATATACTTCCGGTTTTACTCGTCCCGCGGTAACCGCCATAGATTTAGCAATACCCGTTATCATTGCGGTGAATTGAGCGGGATCCATCGACCGTCCGGTCAATTCTGCTACTTTCATCGCAGAAAGTGCCATTTCTCTTGCTTTAGAAGTATCTCCAGAGGTAGCCGACGCTGCAAATATCTGTGTCATCAACGCCATCTTAGGAAGGAATTCAGTAGCTCTCTCAACACTTCCCATCGTATAACGCAAATCGCCAAACATTTGAAGCGCTTCACTCGCGGATACCATTTGTACTTTTGAAGTGGTTTCCCATGCGGCTGCTTGTGCCTTAGACACTTCAACACTTGTCAAACCAGCCATGTTCAATTGATTTAACGCATGTAAATAATCTGTTCCGGCTACAGCAGCCTCTTTCAATATACCTGCAGCGAGACGATAACCCTCGTACATTGCAAAGGTCTTCATCATAGTACCTCGAATACCGGCCAATTGCGTATTCAAAGCACCGGCTTCCCGAGAAATACCTAAAAGCTTATTCGATACACCATCGTAGAGGATAAATCTGACAAATGTATTGAAATACTCAGCCATCGCTATTCCTCAATATCTGAAACAGATTTAATTAGTGGTTGGGTAAAAATATTTCCGAGAATTACCATCGAAGAAATTATTTTGCTGTGCTCACGAAATAGAGCTGTTTTTAACGCTGGACGAGAAGGAATCTTACCTTTACCTTCCTCTTGAGCTTTCGCATACTCATCTGCTCCATATCCAACTTTATATCCAATAGCTACATCTTTCTTTACTATTCCGCAATTTACTTTATAACCTACTGAATTTCTCAATCTGCCTTCTCGAAGCAAAGGTTCATTTTCTGGATACCCTTTTGACACACGATCCGCTTTTGTTACATCTGCCAGTGGGGGCCACTCAGGTTGCTCGTGACCTATAAGTTCTTTTGCTTTATTTTTTACTGCTTTACCAACTTCCTTGAGGAACAATTTATCAAGTAGCTCTCTTTTTATGGCAGTTCTCATTAATACATTTGGAAATTCTCGGAAATCACATTCATGTATACCCATTATCGCGCCCTCTATTCATCCTCCTTTACTTTCTCAAACCTCCATCCATTGAAATTAAATTTTTGCATTCCCTCGAATTCAACAAAAATTATCAAATAACTTGTGACTTCATCCTCAGGCAAGCTAAAAGCAACATCAAACGGAACTCCATTTTTCACAAGAAATAACCGGTCGCGCAATCCCTTGTCACCGGCTATTTTTTTATTTCTTGTTTTAACCTCTCTTCATCGATCGCCTGATCAAAATTTTCTGCACAACATTTTTCAATTGCCAATCGGCCCTCATCATCCAAAATGTTCAGCCATTTATCAATTTCCATTTCATTATTAAGCGTTACAGGTATGCCATCTACGGATTTTGCAAACATTACCTGCATAATAGAACCATAATACAACTGATTTATAGTACCATCTTCATTCAACGCATTCTTTCCTAATGCCTTTGTAAAATTAGCTCGTTTCAACCAGCTTGGAACTTTAACAACAATCGTCCTTCCCATAGAATCTACAACCGAAAATTCTTTTTGTGATCTTTTTACAATCATCTGGGAAGGAGTTTCTACACCTTCTGATGCAGTTGTTTTTAATTTCACTGTCATTATGGAGTTACCTCTCTACGTGATGCTAAAATTCCAACAGACCAGCTAATAGTGTCATTACCTTTTAATGCGCCAGTTTTAAATGCTTCCAACTGAACATCAGTATAAATAACGTCAGTTACACTACCATCGGTTTCACGAACTGTTACATGATAATACATTGGCGGAACAGGAGTCGCGTTAAAATAACATGCTTCAAGTAATTGCCACAGATCGTCCATGTCTCTATTTTTTCTTTCTCCGGACATAGTTCCTGTATACCCTTCCATAAAAACACAATGCTGTGGATTGCCATTCACTGGCAATATTGTTTTTGTAGTCGTCTTAGCATCAAAACTTAATTCAGTAGTTTCCGGCATTGTAAAACTCTGTCCTGTACCAACCACGACCAAATTTATAGTGCAATCTTTACCAACATTATACCCGCCAACACTTGTAGTCATAACACACCTCTTTTCTATTTAATTTATTAACCAACGGTTTGAGATGTGATAGATAATCCCGAACCATTCAAATTGATAATGAATTTCTTAACGATATTCATATATTGCACATTTACATCACAATATAAATAGTCTGCAGCAATACTCATAGGACTGTTATTCGTTAAGTCGCAAACAACTTGATATGCTTGAATCATATTATTCTTTAACAATTCTTGCAAAAATCCAGATATTGTAGCTTTTACTGACGCTCTAGTTGTATCTGAAGAAAGCATAGTTTGCGTTTGTCCAATAAAAATACCCATCGCTGAATTAAGCGTGTATGCTAAATAATTTGTCATCCTTGTGTAACTGTCATCACTTATCAAATTATTATTACTCGTGTTACAACCAATTCTAGCAGAAAAATAATTTCCTCCTGGAGACGGATTTACAATAACATCAATACCTGCAGTAGTTAATGTATCAAGATCGGCACCAGAATAAATTTTACCGCTCGTCTGACCTTCTGTAGAAATTATACCTGCTATCGATTTATTTAAGCTGCTTTGTTCTGGACTAAGATTCGCAATTCTTCCAGCAATAAACGATTGAGGACTTATAAGACGAGTTAAACCATTTGTTGTATCATTAAAATAACACCAATCTCCAAGCATTATTTTGGCATCATAACTATTAATTCCCGCACCTTGTTTTAAAGCAACCATTGCGGTAATAGAATTATATTGCCCTGAAATAGTAGTTAAAATCATGTAGGTTCCTTCACTCAATCCATACGCCGTTTGATTTGTCCATGTAGTACTGTCATCCATGTCACAAATCATAGCCACGCCGCAACCACTGCCTCGTAAAGAATAAAGACCGGTTCTTGTAACACCATCGGTTCCTAGAAAATTTGCAGACGTCGGAGAAGTATTTCCATTAAGGCCTCCTGTAAATGGAGAACTGACCAATGCCGGGGATGAAGTTGCAGTGCCGACAACTGCACTCACAATTTTAGATTTAGATCTTACATTAGGAATTCCCGTATTTATTGCAGCAACCATATTTGTCCAAAATGCCAGCCCGGTACCGCCGATATTATCGTAAACTTCTGGAACAGGAGTTGACGGCAGTGCAATAGTCATTTTAAATGTAGGAGCAGCCAATGTGGTATTAGATCCTGCACTCATTGTGGCTATAATAGAATTCCCAACAGTTCCTGTATACAACGCTGTTAAAGTCATTCCTAGCACGGGAGTGACCTCACTATCCATAACACTTGCTGTTGCTGCCGCATCCGTTCCATCTGTTATTCGCACGCAACGCATATTATTAGCGCCGTTAATGTATGCATTATAAACAGCAGATCCCATATCATGTTTAACTGGTAAGATAGGTCCAAATGTTTGAACATAATCTGACATATTAGAAATAGTCATGGGAGCGCTTTTAGGTCCCCAAGAGGCTAAACCAACAATACCTAAAATGTTGGTGGGTATGCCATTTATGGCCAAAACTGTTGGCGGGATTATATTGACATACAAATCCGGATGAATTAATGCGTTTAAATTAGTACTACCATATTGAATTACTGGCATATTTTTTTCCTCTTCATTGTAAAGTTTCTATTACTTCTGCATCCAAAATAGAATACGCGGGAGCCGTTATCATAGTTGGATATTCTACATAATAATTTAAGTCTCGAACATAACAATCGTCAATTTCTAATGCATCTTGTTCTTTAGACGAGCTGTAATATATTCTCGCCCATGTATTATCTGGCAACACAAATCTCTCTATGTCACTTAAATGGGAATCTATCACACTTGATATTGTGCTTCTATCCAAAATGGCCGAAGCGGTTTTCGCGGATGTCCAAACTCGAATTAGAATTTCTCGCAACTGTCTCTTTACCTCTCTGCCCATTACAGCGCCATCTCCAACTCTAACTATTAAACTCGTGCAGTTAGAAATTGTAATAGTATTATTTGTTGCAATGGCATTAGGAATTAATGTTGCTATGTTTGCTGCAATCGTATTTAACGTATCAGTGACAAGTTCTGTATATGAATACGCTATTCCGTTACATATTGTCATTATAACTTCACCAGCTGTCCTTGTTCCACCGAAGGTTATAACATTAAATACCACAGTTGCGGTAATAGTAACAGGTTTTAAAGAGAGTAACTGCCAAGGTTTTAAATACCTTGTAGTATTCCTTTCTACCATCGTTGGAAATATATTTATTACAGACTTTCCCGATAATAACCACGCGTCCAAATCATTTTTAGTGGGCCATCCTGGCATTATGTCAATATCTTGTCCGGTAATAGATGGACTCAATATACCATTAGGATAAATTAATGGCGTAATGATATCCTGCAATGTCGTCAATACTTGACTTATATCCGCCATTTTAAACCCCTCTCTTCCGTATCGATAACCGCCAGCCCAATTCCGTCAACTCATTTGCTGTAACTATGTAATCTGTATTGGTTTGATCTGTTATGATATGCCCTGTCTTTATTTGCACACTACCTAAAAACGGAAGAAAGCAAAAAAACATAGGCAATTTAGCATCAGTGGGAAGTTTTGCAACTGCCTCTTCCCCCTTTCCCGCCGTCAAGAAAGCACAGGGGCAAGCTTGCATAACTGTCGTTACATCATCTTTTGTGTAGCCGCCATATTCTGTTGGTCCTTTTGACATATTGATATTAGGTTCTGTAATCGTAACAGTACGATCGCATTTAACTCCTAACATAGGCAACAGTTCCTGTTTAGCCATAACAAAAAAAGTACTTGGTAAAATACTATTAATCGTAGATGTTTCCACCAAATAATCGCCTACTTTAACAATTCTACCATCTATTAATAACTGCCAAACGCAATTACCATATTTGTTAGCTTTAAGATATGTCCATTCAACACTGGCTGATACTGGAACGGTGGCCACTAAATTTCCAATGGCGATAGGAGTTAATCCTGTTGTAGAGCGATATACATTATAAGACGCCCCCAATTCGGAAGCTGCTTTGGCATATCCTTTAAATACTTTGCCTTGTACTCGAGTATAAGTTGTCATAGGAGTACATCAACACCGCCACCTGCATGGGGAAAATATGCCTGATGCTGATCCATAAATGCATAAGGTCCGCAATACGGAACTCCCATAAACTCACATAACTGCTTTCGACATAAAACAAATAAATTCCATTTATCCCTTATTTCTTTAGGATTTCTTTCCCATACCGCAGCTTTATTGGTATCGAGATCAATATAAGAACCATACATGTCTGCTTCAATAGCAGTCAAATTTGCTAAAAAAGTTGTTCTGACAAGTGATGTTTCATTATCGCTCAAGCTATTCATTCTATATTCAAGCGACCCATACCATGTTGTAAACCTAACACCAAACGCAGAAGTATTGACATTCCCTAAAAAAGGATATCCGCAATACTTGCGTATCAATACTTTTTCTGCGTCAGTAAAAACCATAGGGCACCCAAAATCATACAAAATGAAATCTTTTACTAGAATTTTTAATTATGTTTTGAATTCGTAAATCTCGAACTTCGTCTCCAGCATAAAATGTATAATCACAGGGGAACAAAGGATTTACAACATTGAATAATCGTACTGTAATAAATTCATCAGCAACCAAAACAGGGGGAGAAATTAAATCCTCTCCCCCTTCTACATCATAAGTTAATACTTTTAAATTACTTTTTTTGGATCCCATAACTATTAAGATGCAGATTCAATAATAACAGCACGTTTAAAGTATTTACCATTAGATGTCGGAATAATTTCCGGAGTTGTCAAAATATCAGTTGGAGCTACATAACCACCAATCCAAGTCCAAGCTTGAGTAAGATTCATGCCTAACATATCTAACGCACCACGAACTATAAATGCAATACCTTCATGCATTTCAATGTGATGTATGTATTGAGCGTATTGGTTTTGAACTGCAATCTGAGTACCTTCAAATTCAGCTTCAATTAAACTATTTCCACCGCCAATGATAATGCGATTTACGTTAACAGTATCACCATTAAAATTAGTAACTTGTTGTTGAATTGTTTCAGTAGTAAATCTGTAGATTGAACCTAATACCTTATCAAACAATGCTTGTTTGACAGTTGTAGAAGTTTCTAACGTTGTTGCAGTTAGATATTTAAACTGATCTGACTTTAACAATTGGTTTTGTGCACTATAGTCCATATACAGGTTGTAAAAATTACCATCAACCATTGGAATCCTATTATTACGCAGCATGTTTACGCCATGTACTAACTGATCAAATGTTAAAGAATCAGTCGTCGCTAATTGCATAAAATTAGTTTTGTTATTTGGACGAATTATAATAGGAGCGTAATAATGGCGAATACTTTTATAAATGGTACCTTGAGCTACAGTAGCATTTGCTGAAAACTGAATTGTTCCTGATTTTCCACCATAAGCCGCAAGAGATGATGTATTAACCATATCCGGCGCCACAGCAATAGCATTAAGTGTGGTTAGATTTGTACCATCCCCATCGTCTAAATAGCACGGTAATGGATATGTAATACTAATAGGCTGCATAATACCTGTAACACTATCGTAAACCTTATCAAACCCTCTAACATCATCAACAGCTATTGTGTCTCCTGGTACAGCTAAAGTAGCAGTAATCCAAGTATTTCCAGAAGTATACGCAGAAAAGATCGCGTTTCTTGCCAATCTTTCTCGAGATTGAGATGCTTGAATACCTAAATTTTCTGCATCTGTTAAAAAGTTATTGACAATATTTACTTGGTTGTCCAATAAATTTAACGGGGTATAATCACCATACTGATTAATTCCAACAGTAAACTGTTCTACTGCGGGCATGTAAGCCGTCATACCATTATCAATATCTCCATTCTTCGTTGGATCTAACGGAATAATATTTGGTGCCAATCGGCTTTTTCTAGTTTTGGTTAATGTTTCACCAATTCTTACTGGAAATGTTTCTTTAGAAGCTATTTCCCTATAAGCGGTTTCGCTGACAAGCCCATCGTAATAGGCTCTTTCTAACATATTCTGTTGAATAGTTTCTTGCAAATTTAACGGTAAATTATCAATAGGCATAAAAGTATCTCATCATTAAAATTAAGGCCTAAATCTCTTAAGAAATTCGGCTTTTGCTTTTTTAGCCTCACTTGGGGATAAACTCATTAATTTCTTTCTGTGTTCTTCACTTTCTGCAGTTTTACTATTAGCAGCTGGAGGCGTTACGTTGCTAGAAGTACCTGTAGATTTTTTTTCTTGAAATAGATGCGGTTTCTGAGTTTTTACTGTAGTTAAAAATTCATCTACACCAACCACATTACCGTTTACATCTATCTTAACTCCAGACTTATCTAAAGTTGGAAGATCCAATACATCCGGATCTATTATGCCCATCTGGGCGGCTTTTGCTCTTAATTCTGTTTTAATCACTCGAGAATTTGCCTGATCTATCATCTTGGCATTATTCTCTAATTGCTCCTTCAATGCTTTTGTTTCCAAACGTCTTGCTTTATTTTCTTCTCGAAGCTCTTTGATATGCTTCATAGCTTCAGTATCAAATTTTTTTGGTTCTTTATCACCTTCATCTGGAAGTGTTTCTTGCTTCTTACCGCCGTCTAAATTTGATTTATCGCTTGAATCGTCGCCCTTCTGGGCTAAATCTTTATTCTCTTCAGTCATTATAGTACCTCTTTATTACCATCTGGTAAATTATTTTTTTGCGTTTGCGCTTCCATAACCATTTGACTTTCTTGAGCAACATCAATATCAGATTGAATTCGTTGCAACTCAAGTGCAGAATCATCTATGTTGTAATTCGATTCTATACTTTTTACAGCAGTTTCTCGACTAAGCAACCCATTTGTAATCAGATTAACTAACGCCATAGATTCTTTCTGTAAATCATCCGGTGTATATGGAAACCAATTGCCCCAAACTAGTTCAATACTAGTATTTTTATCGAAATCTTTACTTAAAACCTCATCGTCCAAATAAATATCATATTTGTTAACTAATTTTAAAATCAATTTCAATAATTTTCGCAGCGCCCCTTCTCCATAAGTAACTCTAAGCTTATCAGCCAACCAAACCAGGGCTTGATTCATCATCTCCATTGCTTTACCTGACTGTGCTACACTTAACTTCTGAGTCTCCATTCTATTGCCATGCATTACTTCTAAACTGGATTCCCGCTCCATTTTTGCAAAATCCATCAGGGTAGTTAACCCATTACCTGTAATTTCTAATAGTTTCGCTTGAGCATCTTGCGGCAATAATAGCGTATTCGATCTACTTTTATTAATTTTTGGAGGAGACGCTGTGCCTCCTAGGACGCCACTGCTTCCATCGCCAACGTCCATCAAATCATCTGAATTAATGGTAAGCACGGGTTCTGCAGAATATTTTAATCCTCGATCTCCTTGAGACAATAAGTAATCTTTGCAAATCATGTTACTAATGCCATCTGAAAACGTACATAGCCCATCAATACCGTTATCTCCTCCCGGCAAATTCTGTATCCAAATTATGGGCACAAATCCTAGTTGATGGTTTATAGTTCGTTCTTTATCCACAGTCCATGTCGCATCATCATGAATATCTTTAATATCTACTTGCTTATCTTCTGACAACCACAGTTTTCCGGAAACCGCATCTTGACGAATTGGCCTATAAAAACACTCATCATTTCTATCCCACATTCTCCTAAACCAATACACCGTTCCTACGTCTTGATATTTTTCTTCTATTTCATATCCGGACTTTTTAAGCGCGAATCCATTTGTTTTATACAATTCAATAACACGCTTTAAATGTTTACATTTATCATTCTCATATTCAGGAGTTAAAAATACTGTCTTCATTACTTTGATGAATAACTCGTACCCTTCACTCTCATGATGCGGCAAAACTCCAACTAATAAAGCCACACTTCCAATAGATCCTTTAAACGCGCAATCAATAAATAGTTCATTAAACTGCATTTCTTGCATTATCTTTTCTAAAAGCATTCTAGCTTTATTGCAAGAACATGTAATCTTAGGAAAATGACTTTCACTAAATAACAAAGAAATACTATCATCTACAACCAACTTACAAATATTATTTTTTATACACGGTGCGCGTTTATGCAGCGGCACATAGTCATTTCCATTTCCCTGTTCGTGAAATTCTTTCGTTAAATTATCATATGTGCGATTGAATAATATGCGATCATAAAAATCTAAGTCATATGTACGCTGATCGAACGCAATCGTTCTATTTTGTTTTGTTTGAAAAGGAATGGAATTTCGTATGGCGCGTTTCATTTTTTGTTTTTCTTTACTTTTTCCGGTAGCCCCTTAGTTTTAGTCTTGGCAAAATCTCTCACTGATTTTTTAGACATTCCTTTTGCAGCTTTTTTTACTTTTGCAGATGGATTTTTTAATTTTCCCTCTTTAACAGCAGTTACCATACCCATAAATTTTTGCTGCGCCTTTGATTTTGCCGGCATAAATCACCTCATTTCTTTTTATGAATTTTTTTGTCATACAGAGAAAGCACATCATGCTGCACGCGTTTATATGCTTTCTTGCCAAACTTTCGTTTCTCATCTTTGTTCGCAGCTCTATGTGCTGTTAAATACTTATTGTGCTTCTTCTCCATGCGTAATGCTTCATCCCCTTCATGAAATACAACTTCAGGCACATCTTTTTTAGGCAAGCGTTTATCAATCCAAATCTCATTCTTATTCCTCGGATGTTTGCCAATCCATTTAGCATTAGGCTTAATGACAACTTTACGCTGTGATGGGGGTAATAATTTTTTGCTCATAGTCTTCCATACAATGGAGCTAAAACCGCTTTAATCACGACATTATTTGCCTGAGCGATACTGCAATTAAGTCTAATATATTGCGCTCCAATTAAAAAATAACCATAACTGCGGCACTCGCTTGCAACCACGTTAACTGATACTAGCTCAGCCACTCCCGCGCCTGTCTCAATACTGGTATCATACCAATTGACGCCATCATCAGACTCTTGAAATGAAACATCACAAGTCGTCCAATTTGCCGGAAAATACAATTTAAGTAATGGAAATGCACAAGTCTTAATTATTGCCGATGATGCACCTGATGCAATATTGATTTTTTGATTTCCATCTGCTACAACAGGATCTTTACGAAACTCATCTATTTTCATCTTAACCTCTAATGTTACTTGCTGATGTAGTCAAAGTCTGTGTACATGGCTACTCTTCGTGTGGTTGTTTCCGCAAAAGCATAAATCAAGCTGTCTCCTTTATCGGGAGACCGCCCAATACGATCAATAATATCTTTTTTATCTTCTATCTGCAATCCTTGCGGCGTGAATTTCCAATGCGGGGTGCATAAGTCACGAAGTAATTCTGAGTCATCCGGAATCGCAATATTACTTCCAGTCTCGGGATCGAGTGCTTCACGCAACCGCCACCACCATTCCGCGCGTTTATTCCTGAACTCAAACTGCTTTGTCTTATCCTTAACGCTCGATGCTCCATTACCAACCAAACCGATAACCGCTCTCCTTTTGGAGGGCGTTAAAAGTATTAATTTACTAGCCTCAACCTCAGCAGATGCTCCAAGCTTAACGCAAAGCGCGTCATACACAGAAGCTCCTACACCAATGACGTCAACATGGATCACGGCGCCGTCTTTCCTATGCCGTAAAACTTCCGCAGCCACCTCTTGCCCAGAGGGGGAATCTTTACCCTTAATGCAAATCTGTTTAGCACAATACCCAAACTCATGCAACAGCGTTATGACAGTTCTGTCCTTACCTCCGCGAGCCACGTCGACCCCTATCGAAACCATTTTGTAAATGTTGCGTTTGGATTGCAAATCCCGCCATCTGCCTTGTGCCATGATAACCCATTTGCGCGGTATTACCTGGTACTCATGATCCACACTTCCGGCTCGGAAGTCGCCATAAAGGAGTTGTGATCTAAGAGGCTCAGGCATAGCCTGTAAACGCGCTCTGTAATCTTCCCCGTAATACTTGTTATCTTCTAAGCGTGCGGGTATAAAAGTTCTGCTACGCGGCCGTAATCTCTCCCCCTTGTACATGAATGGCTCACTACTTTCTACCTCCTGGTCCACTCCACCGATGGTTGTAAACCAACGTAATTCTCCGGGGTTTGCCGGTTTGGGATGCTGGTCATCCAACCAGGGGGCCCAATACTTGATCACCCAATCCCCTTGTCCGGAAGAGGGGGGATTGCCAGTGCATATAACTCTAGTTCTTTGATTGAGAATGGTGGTGCGATTCCAACCAATGAGAAACCTATACTGATCCTCAAGAAAGTTGGTCAACTCATCAAAACCCTTAAGATCAGAAGCCCATCCTTGGTACTTAGTCTCGTCTCCGGAATTCTGACAATGACAAAATATAAGAGACTTCCCGTCGTTGAACACCCACTCATTCTCGTTTTTATTAAAACTGCCAATGGAATTAAAAAGTGTTTTGGATCGAGTTTTTAAGTCTTTAAGTTCTACATTAGTTCGACGAAAGATCATTGACTTGGTATGTTGTCCTTGCGCTACGCCCAAAAGAAGGTCGGTTTTGCCGCCCCCTGCAGCTCCGCCGTAAAACAACTCATCCGCTGGGCTTTGTATCGCCTGCAATTGACGCGCTTGTGGTATCCAGATTGCCGGTTTCTTCCCCTGTAATATTTCTAAAGTCTGCATCCGTGTATTCAGCGGTAGGGAGTTTAACACCTCTTCTTGCTGCTTCGACGATAGCTTCTCGAAGTAGGTTACCAATGAGCTGTTGCTCATCGCTTCCAATGAGTTTTTGTCCAGGTTCTTGTTTTTGACTGTCATTTCTCAACCCAACTCCTAAAATTTTAGCTTCTTCCGAAATAGTTGTGACAACAAGGCGTAAATTGCCTTTATCCCAGGCTTCTTTTCTAACCAGCTGCAGTTCGCGAACTAAACGCTTTTGATGTTCTGCAATATCTTCGTAATAACATTCGCGCCACTCATCTTCTGCTTCATGGATGCAGCTATTAATCGTAAGCGCCGTAACTTTACCGCCTTTAATGTTTGTAATTCCTTTCTCAAAGAGGATATCAACGATTTCTGCAGTAGTCCTTCCCTTCAACCTAAGATCTGCAATTAACGCCTTGTGCTTGAACTCAGCCGTTCCTTTAAGGCGTTTAGGCATCTTTTCAAATTTAAACCCTACTCTTTTCATCAGATGGCCCATCTAGCCAGAAATAAATACTTGTTTTAAAAATCACAGACAAACGCAAAGCCGCTTCTGCACTGATAACGCGTTTATCATGCAAAAGAGCAGAAACATGCTGACGGGAATAGCCAAGGTCGTTAGCCAGATCCTCAACCGACATGTATTTTTCCTGCATTTTTTCTCGCAATTTACTGCCAGGGCTCATTTTAGCCTCGAAAACGTTTCACATGGAACACATTGTAACATCCAGAGGACATTGAAACTAGGATTTTTTAGCCAGAGGGGCAAAAACTGCTGGAAAACACATAAAACCAGTGGTGAATGTGAAGGAGACATTTGGATTTCTGTAATTTTTCGGAGACATTCTAATTTTTGATTTTTACGCGTTTTATTGGAAACCCGCGCGCGCACGCTGTAACAGTTCCTGTACCCCCAGTAACTACTATTACCGGGGTTATCAAACGCGTTAACGCTTAAATATTGGATATTACTAGATTAAAAGATCAAATAGTTAGCGCGCTAGACTTTAAATTGAATTTTATATCTAATATTAACGCGTTTGATTGTACAAATTAGCCGCCATAACCCCGGTAAACACAGTATATGAGCTAAGTGATTGATTCTAAAGGGTTTATTATACATGAATGTGATAATAATATTAAACGCTTGATTTTGAATTATAAATGGTCGTACACTATTACGTAAATATATGAGTAAAAACAATAACATACAAAAACCGTGGCAAAGGTGGCTTAGACCACGGGCGCGCGACTATGTAAACGGCTGGACAATCGAATACCAACGGCGTTGGAAAAGATGGGCAGTTATGTTAAATCGTCCTTATGAAGTTAGGGCGGTGTTTGAACGACGAGGGCAAGCGTACCGCTACGCGTTGACACATTTCACAGTGCAAGCAACGCGTAAGCTCTTTAACGGTCGATATTTCGAGCAGATTCAAAATTTACCGCTTGAATTGGAAATAATGGCAAAACAATGCTTTGAAGAAGCATTTTTAGAAAACTATCGCAAACCGCGTAAAAAGAAACAAAAAAGTCAAAAAACTATAGAAAACGAGATAAAAACCACAACTGCAACATCTAACGACGTTTAACATTAAAATATACTTAATAATTCCCCAAACTTGCCCAAAACCAGACAAAAGGGTACATTTAAAAAAAAACGGTATTTATCAACGCTGTAACAAAATGAAAATCAAAAAAACCTTTATACATCATTTGTGTAACAAAATGACCAAAGCGAATAAAAAACCGTTACAAAAAGCGTTACATAGCTAATGCGTTGATTAATAAGGATTTTTTTATTAGCTGTAACAATGTAACAATAAATATATATAATAATACATATTTTTTTTTTTAGGGTGGCTAGAAACAACGTACATTTTTTTGTAATTTTATAAAAATGTTTTTTCATGAAAAAAAATCGTAACATTGTAACAATTGTTACACAATTGATAAATAAAGCGTTTTTTTAAAAAAATTGTAACACGTTTTGTTACACAATTGATAAATAAAGCGTTTTTTTTAGGATTTGTTACACATTTGATAAATAAAGGTTTTTTCCGCCCATTTTTGGTGAATTGTAAAAAAGGTATAGATCGCAACAATAAAGTAGCGCAGGCAACAAAGTGCTTAGATCTATACCTTTTTAACAATTCCTAAAATTGACGATTTTTATTAAATAAATATTAAAATAAATCGCTCAAAATCGCCCCTTTGGCTGCTATCGCGTTACAAAAACCTCAATAAATCGCTTCTAAAATATTTTTAAAAATAAATGTAAAATAATGTTGCAAAATGTTGTAGTATGTGCTAGACTATAGTTGTAAGTGAGTAAATGTTTCAAACCCTGATCGGTGTGCCTGGCATCTAAAACTTACAGAGTGTGTCCCGCTGGCTAGGCTGGCGGAACAGAGAAGCAAACTAATAGTTGCAATAAGTTGTGAAGTGTGGTATAGTATTTATAGATGTAACGAGATTTAAATCAATCAAACAATGATTACGAGCGCAAGCGAGAATCATAACAAAAAAGGAGATAGAAAAATGAAACTTAAAATTACAATTAATGATGATTTAGCAAAACACGAATTATTTGTAAAAATAGCAATACTAGAAAGTTATTTACAATGGTTAAAGTTATCAGAAAATGAAGATGTAACTACATTAGATCCTGACAATTGGTATCAAGGCAATGGGTGTGAATGTGGTTGCGATGTTATCAACCAAGTGTCTAATGATAATACACCCATTTATTATAGCGATATTCGCGACCTTTGGTATTTATATAGTGACGATTTTGAGCAAGCTTTTGAAGACTCCGGCTGTTATTCAAAAAAGCCACAAAATTATCAACAAATATGTATTTTCATGTATTTAGAAAGCGTTGGTCATGAATTTGCTAGAACTTTAGAAAGTGAATTAAATACATTAAAAGATCAAGACGAAATGACGTTTGGTTTTTTATATAATTCTTTTGTTGTCCTTGATGAGCGATTATCAGAAGAGTTGCAATCTTTAAACAAGGAGGACTCAATCAATGGCTAACATAATCAACAAACTTAAAGCGTACGAGCGTAAATTCAGAACCTGGCTAGAGAAAGTTATTTATTAATCAAATAAGGAGATTAAAACAATGCAAAATATAACAAATATGAAATATGTTTTCTCTTGTTATGAATGTATGAATCAATGTTGTGAAGAAGTGCAATATAGAAAATTAAACTCAAAAGAACAATATTTTATTTGTTGTAAGAATGGCGGCATTGTAGAACTTACAATAAAAATGCTGTTGTTTGACTTACAAGAAAAACAAAATGCAATCGAATCTTTAAGCAATGCATTAGATAGACTTCAAGAAAAACATATTTTTAAATGTCCATTTCAAGAGGACTTAATCAATGATTAACTTACACAACAAACCAGCATTACTAACAGCTATCATTATCCGCGATTTAGACAAAGCTAACCGCATCAGGCGAATGCAACGCTTGCCACATGTACATTATGATGAGCTAGAAGTTGAACGCTTAAGCGCGATCTGCCATGGGCTATTATGCGCTAAAGACTGGATTAAGCGCCTGGTTACAGAACAAGCTTTAAGCATGAGACATTATCAATGTTAACCCATCCACGAAAACTATTTATCGCTACAGGCTTGCTATTTTGCGCTGTAATAGCTGCCACGTTGCTTGATTTACCTATGGGCTGGTACTTTTCATTATTGGCTTTATCTGCAGGATTATTACTTGGCAAGCTTATAGTTTTATGGGTTATTTATAAAATGAGGAAGGAAAATGAAAGTAAGAACTAGAGTTATACACCCCGGTAAAATATTGCTAAACATGTTGGAAAAGGCAGGAATATCACAACATGCTTTGGCAAAACGCCTAGGGTTGTCTGGAACACAAATAAACTACGTTTGCCAAGGTAAGCAAGGGATAAGTCCATTAATTGCGCTAATGCTCGCCCGCTTCTTTAAGACGACACCAGAACTGTGGCTTAATATGCAGAATGCTTGGAATCTATCGTATTACTACAAAAAGATAGAGAAACAGCTAGTTAGGATAAAACCATTGGATAAACGATTAGGGAGAAAAGGAAATGATAGTAAAACAAGAGCCAAAAACAAGAGGTAATTTACTAGTAACGCGCAAACGCGGCGAGAGTATTATATTAACAGGCTGTTTTGGCAGAATTGAAATAAAGCATGTAGGCTATAGGTGGGGACAGACAAGATTAATGATTAACGCCCCACTAGATGT